TCCGGCAATAAAGATCTTGACAAACTTGTTGATATCAGTTAAAATAAGCTAATATGATGAAATTAGATGAGCTTGGAGTTCCACGCTTCAGTCAGCTTGATATCGTAAATTTAATTTATGAAGGAAAAGGTGACAAACTTTCTAAACTTTTAGTAGAGAAGAGTGGTGATGCCGATTTATATAACGAATACCTAAAAAAACTTGGTGTAGATCTTTTACCATTAAAAGAATACCAACCACTCCCATATGATCAAAAACAGTTCGACGAAGCTCTTCAATCAGAATGGTTTATGCCGGACAAGTATAAAGATTTAGATATCTACAATTACGTTTTAAACAAAGCATCTGAACCTAAAGAAATAACAAGGGTGCGTGATGAAATGGACGAATATAAAAAGCGTGGACTATTTAATTTATTAAGATTTCTTGTATATTTGGTAGATATAATGAGAGAAAATAAGATTGTATGGGGTGTAGGACGAGGTTCAAGTGTAGCTAGTTATGTGCTATACTTAATTGGAATACACAAAATTAACTCAATCCAGTATGGACTAGAGTACAATGAGTTCATGAGATAAATACGTACATAATAGGAGACCAAAATGGCAATTAAACAAACTGGACGTAAACAACACGTATCAATGCAAGGTAAAGCTATTGATATGGATCTTTTACGTCAGAAAAACGAATTAACTCCAGCAGTTGGTAATGTTCGTGTAAATGCTCGCGGCGATGAATTAGGCCCAGGTGGCAAAATTGTCCGTAAGCGTGAAGAAGTCATGGCCGATTATTACAGAGACCATCCACAGGCAGTTCCAGATGAAGTGCCTGGACGTGGTGTTGACGAAGTTCAAAAAGAAGATGTTGTTGTACCTAAACCTACAAAAACATCACGCAAAACTAAAGCAAAAGTTGAAGCTAAAACTGAAGTAACACCAGACCCAGTAGTAGAAGCAGAGAAAGATGCTGAATGGGTTGAAGACGACGATGGCAACTTTGTAAAAAAAGGTGACTAATGGAACATTTCAGTAATGTTGACATGGAGGATATGGGTGGCCCAGCCAAACCCGTAACAATTTATAAAGGTCATATTAGACCTCTACATGATCGAGTTATTGTTAGAGAAATGCACTTCGGTGAAATGAAAACTCAAGGCGGCATTATTCTTACACACGATGATGGAAAAGATCATGGCATTAAACCTCGCTGGGGCAAGGTGTATGCTAAAGGCCACGAGAATAAAGACGAATTTGAAGTTGGTGATTGGATTCTTGTTGAACACGGACGTTGGACAAGAGGATTTAATATGCAACTTCCAGATGAAGACGAAGTTTGTGTTTTACGCACAATTGATCCTACGGGTATTATAGGTTATCAGAAAGAAGAACCTGATAATGCGTACATATCTAAATAAAGGAAATTAAGTTGGAAAACATTAACTTAGAACGTTACGTTGAGTTTGTTAAAGGTGTTACGTCAGTAGAAAGTGATAAGTCCGGTGCATTCTTTGGTAGAGTACAAGAACTAGAAAGTACAACCGGAATTAACATATCATTACTATTAACAGCATCAATTGGATTATCCAGTGAAGGAGGAGAATTTAGTGAAATTGTTAAAAAATGTTTGTTCCAAGGTAAACCACTTAACGATGAAACTATATTTCATCTCAAACGAGAACTGGGCGATATTATGTGGTATTGGGCTTCTGCTTGTAGGTCTCTTGGTTTTGATCCTAATGAAGTAATTGCAGAAAATGTTAGAAAACTCGAATCAAGGTACCCAGGAGGAAAATTTGACGTCCACCAATCAGAAAACAGAAGTGCCGGGGACCTTTAAGAAATTATCCGACGACATTTATGTACTAGACGATATAGTTCCAAAATGGTTACATAATCAAGCAAAAGAAACAATACCTTCCTTACCCTTACAATTCGGTCATAGAGGTCTTGGACCATATCAAGGATATCAATTTTGGTCTGACCAATGGGGCGATGCTAATGCTAATAAAGAATTAAATGATGCTCCTTGGGAATTATGGGCTATATGGTTAATATTAAAAGAAAATAAAAATCTTATTTCTCCAACTGTTGGCAACATTCAATGCAATCAAATACAAATAAATTTAACAACTAAAAAACATTCCGGTGGACTACACGTTGATATTCAAGACGATTGCCCTGCATATACAATGGTGTACTTTTTACAAGGTGATACTGGTATGGAGTTTTGGTCTAACAATCCTGAACATTTAAATCCTAAATTAGCAGAACTATCGCACGGTGTAACTCAAGGAAAAGTTACTGAAGCTGAAGTAGATGCTGAACTCCAACGAACAAAAGAGATGGCTAACAAAGATGGTGGATTACGCACAAAAGACGGAACTTGGTATGAAGATGATTTTGCAAATCATCCAGGAGAAATGTCTTCATATAAAGTTCATTCAGTTCCTTGGAAAGAAAATAGAATGGTTATATTTCCTAGCAAATATATACATCAAGGGTTACCGATAAAAGAAACAAGTCCTAGAGTTACAGTTGGATTTATTTTTAGTGGCGAAGCTACACCATTTGCAAAAGAACGTAGAATTATTCATTCTATTTTTAACCAAGATAATATAGATAATTGGGGAGTTACGAATGAACAAAAATAATATTTTAGTTTTTGATGATCTAATACCTATGTACTTACAAGAACAAATAGAAGCAGTCATTCCCCATCTTCCATTACGATTTGGACATAGGGGATTAGGATACGACGAAGGATACAAAACATTTAGTGAACAATGGACACGTGAAGTTCAACACGGACTTGAAGTTAGTCATACTAATTTTCTAGCTGATATGCCTTGGGAACTTAAAACAATGTGGTCAATTATACATCATACTAAAACAGATATTTTTAAAAATATTCCAGAAAACTTACAATTAAATCAAGCACAAATCAATTTAACTACAGAAGAACATTTTGGTGGAAAGCATACTGACGCACCTGACGATAGTGAACTTATTGAAAACGATCCAAATTGGTTACCGTCACACACAATGGTATATTATGTACAAGGTGATACAGGTACACGATTTTGGAATAAAGACGAAATGTTTCATGAAGTTGATTTCAAAAAAGGCCGTTGCATTATATTTCCAAGCAGTTATCTACACGAAGGATTGCCGCCAAAAGAAATAAGTCCAAGATGTACAATTGGCTTTATTTTTAACGGATTACCAATACAATCTTAAATTAATACTTGACACACATCTAATTTTAGTTTATAATACTATAAACTGAGGAAACTTTATGCAATTACCGAGTCAAAGATTTAGTATAGGAACTGCTGGGGCAACAGGTATTGCACTAATGGTTTTACATATTACAGGACATTTAATAGGCTGGGCTTGGCCAATTTTATATGTGTTTATAATTTTGGTTGCGGCTGGACAGGAGAATCGAGGCAAATGAAGGAACTTTGGGTAGAAAAATATAGACCAAAAACTATAGATGGTTATGTGTTTAGAGATGAACACCAAAAAGCACAAGTAAAAAACTGGATTAAAGAGAAATCAATTCCGCATTTACTTTTTAGTGGTAATGCTGGTATCGGTAAAACAACTCTTGCAAAAATTCTTTTTAATGAATTAGAAGTCAACGACTATGATATACTTGAAATAAATGCAAGTAGAACTAATAGTGTTGATGATGTACGAGATAAAATTATTAACTTTGTGCAGATGATACCGTTTGGTGATTTTAAAGTTGTATTACTAGATGAAGCAGATTATTTAAGTCCAAACGCACAAGCGGCATTACGTGGCGTAATGGAAGAATATCATTTAACATCACGTTTTATTTTAACGTGTAATTATCCTAACAGAGTTATTCCAGCAATTCATAGCAGATGTCAAGGCTTTCATATTGCACGTATTGATCAAAACGAGTTTACGGCTCGTGTAGCAGAAATTCTTATTACAGAAGGTGTTACTCCAGATATAGATACACTTGACACTTATGTAAAAGCAACATATCCAGACTTACGTAAATGTATTAATATGGCACAAATGAATAGCCAAGAAGGTATTCTTCTTAAACCAAACGAAATGGATAAAGGAGAAGCTGATTGGAAACTAGATATGGTTGAGTTATTTAAAGCAGGTAAAATAACTGAAGCAAGAAAGTTAGTTTGTAGTTCTGCAAAAGCAGAAGAAATGGAAGATGTATATCGTTGGCTTTATGACAACATAGAATTGTTTGGAGATGTAGAAAAACAAGACCAAGCTGTTATTATAATTAAACAAGGATTAGTTGATCATACTTTAGTTGTAGATCCAGAAATTAACTTGGCCGCAACAATGATAAAATTAAATAATTTAAATGGATAAAAACTTTACACATTCAATTGAGGGTTTTATAGGAATTTTTGATAATGTACTTCCTGATAATTATATAACAGATATTATAAAATATTTTGAAGAACTAGATAACACAGGATTCATACAAGCTACTAAAGATTATATTCCAGCACACGAACGAGATATGGGTGAAGTCCAGTTTATAGAACAACACATGATACATCGAGTTCATGGAATATTTTTACAAGATTTTTTCAAAATGGTCTGGGAAGATATTTGGCCTATATACACAAATAAATTTAGCATATTAAAAAATGCACGTATGGAAGCTGATGGACTAAAAATGAAACGTATTAAGCCAGGCGGTGGATTTCATGATTGGCATTATGAATCTGGAAAAGATCAACCTGCTAGAAAAGTTGTAATACAAATGTATTTAAATGATATCGACGAAGCAGGTGAAACAGAATTTTTATATCAAAATAAAAGATTTGCACCTAAGAAAAATAGAGTCCTAGTATGGCCAGCTGATTGGTCCCATACGCATAGAGGTAATCCACCAATTGGTAAGACAACCAAGTATATCTTAACCACATGGATCCAAGAGAGTTTGTCAGCCAGTTAAATAGCTTATTAGTAGTTAATAAAAAAGGAACTGAGTAGCAAAAATGACATACCTTGTAAATGAGGACTGTATCAAATGTAAGCATATGGATTGTGTTGACGTTTGTCCAGTCGATTGTTTTTACGAAGGCGAAAATATGCTGGTCATACATCCAGACGAATGTATAGATTGTGGTGTATGTGAACCAGAGTGTCCTGTAGAAGCAATAATTTCGGATAACATGGACGATAGTGGTGAATGGTTAATATTAAACGAAAAGTATGCTAGTATATGGCCAAACATTTCTAGAAAACGTGAAGAAGACGTACCCGCTGATGTTAAAGAGTGGGAAGGCGTAAAAGGAAAAATGGAACATTTTAGTGAGGCTCCAGGTAAAGGAGATTAAATATGAGATTAAA